GCCGCGATAGACCACACGGCCTGTGCCGGTCGTCAGCCAGTACATATCGCAGTAGTGCGTAGAGGACGAACCGTTGGTGGTGCCTACGGGGATTACTGCCATATAGAGGCCGTGGGCCACAGCTGCTGTCCATGCGCCGGAGTTGGTATGGCCCTTGATCATTACCGTGGTGCCGTCGGGGAACCATATACGCCACTTGCCGACATTGCCGTTTGTGTTCGGAAGATCCACCCCGTCCATCATGTCGTACTTGTGGCCGTATATGTCCTCATAGCCCAGACAGCAGATATTGTTCATCTGCTCGACGGTCTTTGAACCATACTCCTCCTTGATATACCAGGCATACTGGTGAACGAGGTTATCGATAAGCGAGTTGGTGACATTCGGGTTGACGGCCTTGGCCGCCTCGTAGCCCACGGTGTCGGTCATGCCGTACTTCATTGTACCGCCGACTGTGCGGTTGTTGGTATGGGAACCGGCTCCGCATTGTTCCTGGGCGTCCCTGCGACCATATTTGGCATAGAAGAGGTTGGCGATGCGGAAGTGCATAAGCGCGTCTATCTGCTGCATTCCCCGCTGCGCGCTATAATAGTGGAAGTCGGTCCAGGACATACTTGCCAGCGTGTATTTGCCGGCAACGGCCGCTCTGAACTTGCCGTTGACCTCGGAAGTGCCTACCACGGCACAGAGGTGTTCGTCATCGTAGTACCAGTCCGGCTCCATGTCCTCGATCTTCGTGGAGTTGGACAGCACGACCTTGTCAAACTCTGCCGTGGGCAGTATGGTGAAGTGGAGCGAAACAGCACCTTCGGGCACATCAGATATGAGGTACATGCCCGGCTCGAACTTGTTGGCAAGGGTCGGTACTATGACCTCGCTGACCTTGTTGCCCTGCGCATCGCAGAAGATGGATCCCATGAGGTTTGTTCCGGGAACGGTCGGGAAGCGCACACGCTTATGCTTTGACACATCGACGGAGCAGACAGCATAGGCACTGTCGGTGCTGTATGAGGCGGCAAGGGTAGCCTTCCCGGTCATGATCTTTCTCCCCTGCAGATAGTCGCCGGCAGTCTTAATATCCTCAAGGGTGAGGACATCGGCTTCAGGGCGCGCCGGGGCTTTGTCTTTGGCGTTGTTGCTGTAGCAGGAGTAGTGCTTGGCCTTGAGGTAGTCGTTGATTCCCTTGGACCACATTCCGGGTTCGTACATCATCAGATCGCCCTCGGTGGAATCGAGTTTCGCCGGGGTGCAGTTGGCTGTATCCTCTGCGTCGGCGTAGTAGTTGGAGTTGCTATCGTGCAGGGGGAACCATGTCATCTCGCCGTCAAGGTTGTTCATCGTGGTCTCTACGTTGGCGATGGTGACCTGGCGCGTTGTGGCCTTTTTCGTCACTTTGGCGAGTGTCTTGTGGCGTTTGGCGAGTATCGCGGAAATATGGCCGCTGGGCCTGTATTCGTTGCCGTATTTGTAGCCTGTGCCGTTGTCGAGGTTGCTGACGTTGGCGTCGTCGCTGACGGAGTCGTCGAACTCGATCATGGTGTATTCGGGCTGAACGATGTTCAGTTCGGGGAAGTGGGCGCACATCTGCTCGTAACGGCCCTTCTCGATATACTTTGTAAGCCGTACGGTACCGACAAGGGCGCATGTGTCGGTGTAGTTGCCTTCGGCATCGACGCCGCCCATCGTCATAAACTTGTTGAGCCATGTGCCGTCATCCTCGCGGTCTATGCCGGTGACACGGATGCGGTCGGCATTGGCGCAGCGGTTCAGCAGTGTCTCCCAGTTAAGCCCGGGGCAGTTGTCGAAGATGAAGGTGCGAACGTTGCCGTAGGTCTCCAGTGTCAGGCCGCCGGGGGTGAGCTTCGAGAGATACTCGAGGCGCAGGGTGGTCAGGGTTCCCGGAAGCCGGGCTATTGTCAACGGGGCGCCTTTGGCGAAGTTGACGCTCTGGACTTTCGTGCCTCTCGCGTCGAGTTCCTCAAGTCTTGTCTGGTTGCTCAGGTCGAGGGCGGTGCTCGTGCTGCCGCCGGTCTTGGCCTGGGCCTGGTTCCTCAGGCTGAGTCGACGCAGCTGACGGCAGTTCCCTATCGACAGCCACCACCCGGTGGAGCCGCCTCCCTGCGGCGCGTCGAGGTTGAGTTCGCGCAGCACGGAGCATTTGCCGAGGTCGAGGGCGTTCTTGAGGTGGCCTGCCGCCCCGGTCATGTCGAGGGTCCTTATCCTGCTGGCTCCGTAGAGACGCAGGGGGTCGTTGACGGTATAGGCCCCGGTGATGTCGAGGATGGCGGTGTCGCCGGCATCCACGATGCCGGTGTTGGCGATGTTGGGGCTGTTGTTGGTGCCGTACCCGTAGGCGTAGGGCTCGTTGGCCGTGATCCGCACGGTGTCGGCGGCGTCGCCAGCTGTCCTGGCGAGGTAGAGGTCTATGTTGTCGGAGGTGAAGTTGCTCGTGCCGTATTTGGCGTCGAGAAGGGCGAATCGGTTCCTGATGAAGTAGGTGCGGTGGCTCTTGTTGCTGCCCTGCAGGGCGTAGATGAAGGGCCACACCTTGCCGTACATGACCCTCGTGGCCGGGGCGATGTATTTCAGGTAGCCGCTCTTGTTGAAGGCGCGGTCGCTCCAGTTGCCGCTCTGCTCGTCGTTGAGCATCGACAGCACGCGCTCGACGGTCATCACGGCGCGGTAGTTGGCGGCGCAGCGTCTGAGGTCGTCCTGGAGGTTGGCCAGCACGAGGTTCCACAGCACGCTGTCGAAGCCCTCCATCGCGTATTTGCCGGCCTCGGCATCCCATGTGTCGCGCATGGTGGTGTAGAGGTAGACAAGGAAGCAGTCGTTGCGCTTGCCTAACTGGGTGTCGCCGTCGTAGTAGGTGATGTACCATATCAGCCCGTCCCATGTGCGCAGTATCATGTTCTTGGCAAACTGATCGACTCCAAGTCCGTATTCGCGGTCTATATAGTAGGTGAGTATGAAGTCCTTGTCGAAGTATCGGTCTATCTCGGCCTTGAATTTCGGACTGACATAGGTTGACAGGTTTGATGACGTCGCTCCGGCCGGCACGCATGACCGCAGCCATGAATGCAGACGGAGGATGGCCTGCTGCTGTTTTGTTGACAGCCCGGCCCATTTGACGTCGCCGTCGGTCTGTACCTTCCCGGCTGAGTCCACTCCGTAGTTGACCTCGGCGCCGCCGTCGAATTTCTCGATGAGTTCCGCGTCGGTCTTTGTCGAGAACAGGCACACCGGGGAGGTGTTGTTCAGGGTCTCGAGCGCTATGGGGCATTCGGGGGTGAAGCCTTCCACTCCCTCCATGCCGAACACCGGGCCGCTCTTGCTCTTCTCGTTGTTGAAGTTGTACTGGCCGTAATAGACGTTCTCGCCGTCTGCGGTCTCGGCGCAAAAGATGTCTATGGGCATACCGTCGATGGCGGTGCGCACGTTTATGGCCGCGAGGCTGTTGCCGCCCTGCTCGTACTGGTGACGCTGCGGCGGGGTGAGCAGCCCGAGTTCCTTCATGGTATCATTGAACAGCTTTGCCCAGCCGGTATTCAATGACATCGACGAATCGGAGTAGTCGCTCTTGCAGCAGACGATGGGGACAGGCACGGCACCGGGGCGCATGACGTATTTGTTGCCGGCAAGCACGTTCTTCCCTGTCATGGAGAGTTTCTCGCTCCCCTTGGTGAAGTAGATGCGGATGTTCTTGCTCGGATATTTGGTCGACGACGTGCCCTGTATCCTGATGTAGCAGTTGGAGAGGATGAAGTCGTAGTCCGGCCCGAGCGCGGAGTAATAATAGACGTCGGCCAGGAAGTCGGTCTTTTTGTTGTTGGTCTCGTAAACGTCGTCGAGCATGTTCTTCCTGACGATGCGCAGGACTCCCTTGCCCTGGGCGCGCAGTTTGTCGAGGTCGACATCGCCGTTGTCGCCCAGGATGTCGTTCATGGTGAATTCGCCCATCATCTCCTCGGTGGTCTCGCAGTCGACGATGCGGTTCTCGAGTTCCTCGTCGTCGCTGAGGGCGCGGTTATATACACGTATGCTCTTTATCTCGATGTCGGCCTCGGTGCTGTCGATGGTGATCTCCTGCGGCGTGTCCTGACGGAAGCTGAAGGAGGAGTCGTAGATGTCGGCGCCGTTGCGGTTGCCGTTGATGTAGAGTTCCATCAGCCTGTCCTGTGCGGCCGTGCCTACTGTCAGGGCGACCTTGGTCCACTCTCCCTCGACGATGTTGGTGGCGAGTTTGATCTCGCGCGTCACCTGCTCGTCGTCCTCGTTGGTGTAGGTGACGGTCTGCCCGGTTCTGAAGCTCGCCTCGGAGGTGGTTATCAAAAGGCCTTTGCCCTTGTCAAGGCAGGATACGACGGGGGCGGTGCGGTCCATGATGTTGCTGACGCGCATGGTCATCTCTATTGTCAGGCCTGTGGCCTTGACATCGGTGGCGAAAGGATTGTAGCCGATGGTGGCCCTCGCTCCGTTGGTGAGCTTCAACGCCCCGTCTATCCATCCGCTGCTGCCCCAGTCCACGTTTTCAAACGACGTTGTAATGCCGTTCGATTCCCATTTGGCGCGGTCATCGGGGCTTTCGTCGTTGCTACGTCCGGCTGCGTCGAGCTTGAACTGGAGGCCGAACTGCGCCTCGCCGATGTCGATACCGCTCTCGGCTACATCGACCTGTATGGTGTAGCTTGCTGAGCCGAGCTTGAGTTGCAGGGTCTGACGGCCTTTCTCGGTGAAGCGGTTGGTGTAGGTCTGCGCCGTCCTGGGCACGCTGACGGTGCGTGCCAGGGTGCCGTTGTGCCACAGTTCGACCGTGGCCGGAACCACGGAGGGGTCGTAGGCGGCGAAGTCGAAGGTGCATTTCTCGTACTGCCCTGCCTCGATGACCGGGACGGAGTGAGCCGCCCCGGTGAGTATGCGCCCGTCGGGGTGTATGATCTTGGTGCCTATGAAGGGCGCGCTGCTGCCGCGTTTGAGGATGTCGAAGTAGATGCTCTCGCTGCGGAGCGTCAGGCCGTCCTGCTCCATCTCGGCCACCATCTGAACGGTATGGCGCCCCACCGACAGCCCGGCCATGTCGAGGGTGAAGTTGGAGTTGGTAGTGCCGCTCCTGGTCACGGAGTGGAGGTTGCGCTGCACCCCGTCGACATACAGTATTACGGATTTAGTGCCGGCACCGGACACGGCATAAGGTATCTCGACCTTGTCGTGTAGGTCGTAACCGCCCTGCGCGAGTCCGGCGGCCACGTTGTATGAGCTTGAGAGGTTAAGGCTGACGACCTTGACGCTGACGTAGGCCGGCTTGCGCTGCTGCTTGCCGGTGGTAGGGTCGGTAGTGGTGGCGGTGACATAGATGTCGCTCGTGCCGAGAAGGAGGTATTTCGTAAGGTCGAGGGTATAGGTGCCTTTGCTCACATCCTGCCTGGTCTCGCTGTAGGTGGTGACGATGCCGCGCTTGACGGTGATTTCCACTGTGGCCTTCTGCCCGGTGCTTGTTCCGGCTTCCTCGCCGGTAAACTGGTGGTCATAGCTCCATGTAAGGATGGCGGAGCCGCCCTCCTTTATGGTAGACGCACTCAGCGATGCGTTCAGCACTATCTTGGTGCCGGCGGATTCTCCGCCGCCGCCCCCGCCAGCCGGTATGTTGAATTCGGTAATGACGGAGCTTTTGCTCTTGAGCTGCACGGTGACGGTGCCGTCCTCGTTCTCTATGACCTCGTTGTTGAAAAGAGTGCCGGATTCCAGTTCCGACAGCTTGGCTGTCACTACCCCGTTCTGCACCGGGTTGGTGCTCGAGGCGTTGAGGCTGTCGTCGACCTCCACCTCGTCGATGGTGATGCCGACATTGCCCTCCGCGTCCGGCGTTTTCTTTTCGCCGTTGACGGTGATGCTCCTGACGGTGTTCTTCGAACCGTATTCTTCCCACGCGCCGGGATTGGTGAATGTCGACAGGCTCGTGCCGATGAAACGGTAGTCCTCCCATTTGCCGGCCGCGCTCTCGAAGGTGATGATCATGCCGCGCTTATGGTCATCGTCTATGTCGGCCTCGGCGAGTTTGGCCACGGCGGTCGCCTTTGTGTAGTAGCCGGTTCTCAACGGATGCAGGGCTGTGACGTTGTAATATCCGCTGCCGCTCCCGGTCCCGGCGGTGGCGAACGGCATCCACTTGGTCGCGTCGGATATGTCGTTGTCCGGGTCGCCGGTAAACTGCCACGACTCCCAGCCTTTCGGGCCGCGGAATATCATCACGCAGCCAATGGACATATACTCCTCCCCATCGGATTGTGCTAGATTCGCAAGGGCGTCCTTTGCGGCTGACCAGTCGGCGAACACCCGGTCTTTGTCACCGAGTATGTCGTTGACCAGTACGACCGGGTGCCGGCGTGCGGCCTCAATGGCCACCTGAAGTTGCGATGTGGCATCATTGGCTGCCGTGGCGGCATCCCGCGCCTGTGTAGCCGCAGTATTTGCTGCCACAGCAGCCAGTCCGGCCGCGTCCTTGGCATTGTTGGCTGCCTGCGCCGCTGTATTAGCATTAGTGGCGGCAGCGTTGGCTGTCCTGGCCGCGTCCTCGGCCGGCTTGCGCAACAGCGACACAGGGGCGCTTACGACCTCCGTGCCGCGTATTGCCGGCAGTGTGGTGATTCCTTCGAGGCTCGATACTACGGGTAGTTCGTCGATGCTCTGGCTCTCGGCTTTGATCGCGTTGAGCATTTCGTTCTTTTCTGCCTGTGTAAGTGCCATAATCAGTCGGTTTTAGGTTGGTTGTCTATCTGCTCGTTGAGTCCGTCGATAAAGGCCGGGGTGCCATAGCTCGAGGCCACCTCGGTGAGGGTGCGCACCTCTTCGTCGGTATAGTCGGCGGCACCCTCGCTGCGGTAGATTTTCATTGCGAGTGCGTGCGCGCGTATGCCGTTGACATTGAGGTAGAGCATGTTCGCCACGCTCTCCCGGGCATCGCCGGTGCGGTACTGCGTTTTGTCTATCCCGGTGGGGATTCTGAATTGCTGAAAGTTGAGTTTTGTCATATCCTTATTCTTTTCTAACGCCTATTATTAGTCCGTTCTGCACCTGGAAGCGTACCTTGTCGAGGTCGTAGTCGCCGAACCCGAAGGTGACGCCTTCGTAATATTTGGTAAATGCTCCGTCGGCCCCCATGTCAAGGGCGATACGCAGGCCGTTCGAGCTGTTGAAGTATGTCGGTCCGTTAAGAACGTGGTGCCCCCTGGCATTTGCCCGGATGTCGCCGTACATTAGCAGCCCGATGTTGTTCCGGCCGCCGGACACGTTGATGTATGCCCCGTAGTTGTCCCAATATTCCAGCGGCGTGTCATTGGTTATGCGCAACAGGCACGACCCTATGGCGGCACCGGCGGGCATGGTATCAAGCCCCATGCCGACCCACCGGTGTTTGTCCCGGAAGCCGAGGAAGCCGTCGCCGGTGGAGTAAAGGAAGAACTTGCTCGTGCCCCCGTCCACTCCGGCATAGCTGCCGCCGGAGTAACCTCCCTCGGCGGTGATGCTGTTGGTGCCGATGGTGAAGCCGCCGATGGTGCCGGTGGTGGCGTTGATCTCGCCGGTGAACTTGCCGTTGACGGCCTCGATGCTGCCGTCCTCGAGTATCCTGAAATTGGAATTTGCGGTGACAAGTCCCTCGAGCTGTATGTTGGAGGCCTTGATCTTTACGCCGTCCTGTCCGGCACCGACAAAGGCGCGGAGATTGCCGTCCGCGTCGATGGCGTAGAGGCCGCTCATCTGCGCCGTGGTTACTATGCCGGATTCGGCAAGCACCCTGCCGTCGCTGTCGAAGTTCTGCGCGGCTATCTTTATCAGCTTCTCGCTCTGCTCGAACAGGGTGCGGTACCTGTACGTGAGCGCCTCGACCTTGTCTGTCGACAGCACGAGCATGTACAGGTAGATCTCGCCTGTGAAACTCAGCCTGAAATCGCCTGTGCCGTTCCAAAGGCCGTCGCAGGAGAACTGACGGTAGCCGTCGGTGGGATTAAGGCCGGTGGAGTATTCAAATGAGTTGAAATTCTCGAACCCGGTCTTGTCGACATTATCGAAACCGATTTTCAGAACGCCGCCGGTTTTCACCTTATAGAAAAAACTAAGGTAGACCGGCACCGGCTCTTTCTTGCCGTCTGAGTTGGTGCGGAATATCGGCTTGCTGCGCAGGTCGGCATTCTTCTGGAGTATGTATTTGTTGACTATCCTGACAACCGTGCGGTCATCATCCCGGGTCACACTTGCGCAGTTGCCCTTCTTTGTCAGGACGTTGTTGTTGGCCCATATCCACCTGTTGCCGACAAGGAAGAACACGGCCTCGTTGGAGGTGTCCCATTTGGACATCCCAAGCGAGAATGCCGGGTTGCTCAGGTAGCCTTTGTCAGCCACGAAGTCCTGGCGCACCGCCTCGATGGAGCTTGTTATGCGCCCCTCGACTATCTCGAACTTGGTCTTGATATCCTCGCCTGTCACCAAAAGGAAGGTGCCGCGAAGATAGGCGTTGTCGCTGTAGATGCCGTTGCCGTGGGGCTGGTTGTCTGCCGGGAACCAGTCGTCGGTGATTCCGTCGAGGTTGCCGAACCTGGCACGGAGGCTGCCTGTGAAGTTCTTGTCATGCATGCCGTCGAGAACATCGATACGGGGCTGTCCGTCCTCGGTGGCCGATATGAGTATGAGGTTCTGACGTTTTGGGTTGACGGTGTTGCCCATCAGCACGCACTCGTCGCCGGGCATCGGAACCGCCCCGGCAAATTCGGATACGGGTATGACGACGCTGCCGTTGTTTACATTGGCGATTTCCACCCAGTAACTCTTGAGGTTGCCGCCTGTGAAGGTCTGACAGCGCATGAGGTCGTGGGCGGCGAAGGTGTTCTCCTGCTCGAAGGTGATTATATAGTGGCCGTTGACACTCTGCACCTCCTTTATCTTGCCGTTGGCCGCCGACACGCATATCTGGCCGCCGACGCTGCGGATCTTCTCGATGAGCATCTCGAACACGGTCATTATCTGGCGCACGGTGAGTTTGTCGACGGTAAGGTGCGACAGCCCATTCTCGAGCCATATACGCCACCCTTCGCCGGCGAATCCGTCAACGAATTTCGGGGAGCTTAACAGGGCGCGCACAAGGAGTGTCAGCAGCTCTGCGTTGCCGGAGCCGTCTATGGTTCCGCCCTGCGTGCCGGGAATGAAGTCGCCGGCATCCAGTCCTTCCTCGAAGATGATCTTCTTTTTTGCCCGGTCGGGGGTGTTCTTGCTGATGAATTCCCGTTGGCTGCGCCGGGCCGAGAACAGGTTGTTGTCGGTGGGCACCGTCCTGTCCCATGTGCGTATGATGTCCGGCATCGATATGGACGCGCCGATTGACTGCGCGTAACTCCTGGCCTCGCCTATGTCGTCGGTCATTTTCTCCCGGGCGGTACGGCTCAATGCGTCGCCGATCTCGATGTCCATCTGCGACGGGAGGTTGACCTTGCGCGTTATCTTGGTGATGCGGCTGTCGCGGTAGCCGGTGCCGGGGAAGTATTTGTCGCTCTCGAGGCGCACCCTGCGCCCGATGAACAGCTCCACACCCTCGTCCTCTATCCACACATGGTCGGTTGGAGCCTTGAACACGGATATGTCGAGCGCGTGGTCGGCATTGTATTTGTTGACGGCGGTCAGCAGTTCCTCCTCGGCAAGCCCGTAATATTCATCAGGCATGCGAAGATTCCACAGTATATATTTGTTGCCGGCTTTTGGCACGAGTGCGCCGCCGGGCAGCTGCATGTCGTTGTCATACGGCCATATCGTTATTATCTCGAATTCCCGGGTGTCGGCGTTGTAGTTCACCTCGAAATAGTAGGTGCCGTCCTCTTCGTCGCCGAGTCCGGCAAGTTCGCTCCCTTCCTGGAATGACACGCGGATGACCCTGCCGCCTATCATGTAGTCGTTGGGGTTGAACTGGAGGCTGTTGTCGCGGAAGTAATAAATGGTGAAGTCCTTGCCGTCCTCGCCTTTCTTTACCTCGGAGCGCACGCTGCTCACGGTGCCGGTGCGCCGGGGATAGATGTCGGCGAATGCGGCGTCCTCGTAATGGTCCACCCTGCCGTATTTGTCGGCGTTGACCTCTACATATTTCTGGCCGCCGGGGAGCTGAAGGCGCGAGTAGCCGTACTTCTCGGGGTCGATGTTGCGGCTGCTGCCCACGGGCCACAGCCGGGTGTAGAATTTCACGTTGTCGGCTTTGCCGGGGTCTATCGATGTCAGCCCCTTGTTGTAGCCGAGTGTTACAGGTTCGCCGTGTTCGCAGCGGCACACGTTGACGGTCTGCCCCTCGGTCCACCATTCGGCGCCGACTTTCTCGGCTATCTCCCTGAGTGCCTCGTCGCAGTATTTGCCGTGGTAGTCGATGGTGATGTTCTCGGTTCCATCCACCTGCCCGACCTTCCAGTCAGTGATGTTGTCCCAGCCGTCGTTCATGCACTCTACAATCATCGCCACATGCTCCCGGGGAGGGGCCGTGAGAGAGAACACGGGGTCGTTCTCATCATCGACGGTCTTTATCACGAGTATGTTCCGGAGAAGGCTCTCGATGCCGTAGAGCTTGAGGTCGTATTTCCACTCTCCGGTCGACACCTGTTTGGGGCGGTACCGCTCGGTGAGCCGGTAGTGCTCCCCCTCGAAGTCGACGTAATCATCGACATCCAGTTCCACATGCTCATACAGGGTGAAGGAGAGTGTCAGGACGTTGTCGCCCTGTATCTCCTTGGCCTGTGTCGAGCTGTCGTTGGGCGAAAGCTCCGCCCGGGGATTGCCCGCCCTGTCGTATATTGTCAGAACCATGTTTGAACGGTGTTATAATGCGGTTAGAATGACGGCTCGGGCTCCTTGAACGTGACTTTGAAACGGCTGGCCTGGACACCCTCGCGCCAAAGATAGGTCAGCGGCTTATAGGCGGTGCTGCTGACATAGAACATGCGCATTGTCAGTCCGAGCTGCCGGAAGCGGAATGTCAGCCATCCGTTCCGGCCCTGCTTGAGCAGGGTGATGAAGGCGCGGTAGTGTTCGAGCCATTCTTCCCGGGTCCGGGCGAATATGGCGAAGTGCAGGGTCACGTCGCGCTCCTCGCTCCTGACATCGAGCCTTGCGGAATATTTGGTGCCGTCGAGTTCCCGGATATTGACCCCGACATGGCTCTTGGCTTTCGCCGGGGTCATTATGGCGGTAAGGTTCTCCCGGCCGCCGCGCTTCTCTTCTGTGAGGAAGGCCCCGTACTCTTTCCAGATGTCGGTGCCGTTTATCGTTACAAGTCCTTCGAGTGCTTCCATGTCAGAGTGTCTTTATTCCGTCACGTTTAATCTCATTGATCATATCTCTTATCTCTCCGAGAGCTTCCGCGCTGTCACCCGTATGTTCCTCTATCTTGGCAAGGTGCCCTTCTGCCGCCCCCATCTTCTCGGCCACGTTCTCAACCACGGTGTCGATATTGGCGACATGGCCCTGGACGCTCACGAACACCCCCTCGAGCTTTGTGCCCTGGTCCTGGGATAAGGCGTTGAAGCTGCCGGCACGCCCGGACTGGCTGCTGCCGTCCTTGTCGGGATCGATGCCGAGTGCGCCGGCAAGTGCGTCGCGTTCACGCAATGCGTCATTTACAATACTGCTGTATTCCCGCCTCAGCGCGTCGAGTTCGCCGTCGGTCATCTTGCCGTCGGTCATGGCATCGGCAAATTTCTTATACCATTCCTTGAGACGCGCCGTATACTTCTCGCTCATCATGCCCTCCACAAGGGAATTCATGAACATGTCGTTCAGGTCGTCAATGAATGTCCCGGCGTCTGACTTCATATCGAGCAGCTTGCTCTTGAAGTCATCGCGGACACTGTCAAACGATATGCCGGTAAGTTTTTCGTAATAGGCTTCCTGAAGTTCCTCGAGCTGCCGGTAATACTCTATGTAGTCGTCCATGTACTGGGCAGCGTTCTTGTACCCGTCATCCGCAAGCGACTTGATTTTGGAGTACAGGTCGTTGGCCTCGTTGAACACTTTGGCCATCTCCTCGCTTGACAGACCCCAGAACGCCCCGGCGCTATCTATGCGGCGACCGACAATGGCGCTTATGCGGTCCCAGTCGGCTCCCGACATTCCTTTGTCAATCTTATAGTTCGACGAGTGGTGGCCCCCGATGCCGAGAAAACCGTTGCTGTAGGCCGCGCCGGCACGCCACATCATTTCACGTGTGTTGGACTCGGCCTGTTTCAACCTGTCTTTCTGCTGCTCGTACAGCCCGCTTGCATCCGATACGGCCGCCTCGGACATCTTGTCTGCCAGGTTGTCGATGCTCTTCTGCAGGTCCTTGTTGGAAGTCGTCAGGTATTCTATGTCGCGCTCAAGATTCTTGTCGCTGTCACCGCTGCCGAACAACGACGAGAACCCGCCGAACGTCACGACATCCAGTATCCCGCCTATGCCTTTCACGAGCGACTCCCCTATCTGTACGAACATCTTGCCGTTCAGCAGATTCTCGAGTATGCCGCTGACGGCGTTGAGTATCGTGTCGATAAGGCCTGACACCAACACGCCTATGCCGTCCTTCAGGATGTCGAGGATTGAAAGGATGGCGGAGATTATCTGTCCGAGCAGGCCGCTGTTGCCCAATGCCTCGGCCACGCTCTTGCCTATGGCGGAGTTCCCGAGCAGTTTTGACAAGCCTTTGGCAAGCGCCCCGCCGACGGCTTTGGTGACACCGCCGTTGTTGAACAGTTTGTCAAGCCCCATCAGGCTCTCCCCGACACCCTGGAGGCTGCCGGATTTCAGTCCGGCAAGGTTACTCGCCAGGGAGTTGAACATGTTGTTGACTGTCGCTGTGGAGGTCTGCAGCTTGGAGGAGGCGTCCTGTACCTGCGTGCCGAAATCGGCCACCTGCCCGGACGCGGCGGTGAGATTGTTGGTGGCCACGGTCACGCTTCTGGTCGCGGAGGCTATTGCGGTACTGTCGCCGGAAGCCTCGGCTGCTGCAAGCCTTTTCTTTGCCTCGGTCAGCGTCTCGGTGGCGGCACGCTCGGCATCCTGGGCGGCCATATACTCGCGCAGCGCAGTCTGATAACTTGTCAGATCGTCGCCGAGGGTGGCGAAGATATTGCTGTCCCATGACGTATTGGCCTGTTCCAGCCTGGCGATAAGCTCATAGAGAGTCTGCTTGTCCTCGATGTCGGTATTTTTGAATTCCTCCGTCCGGGTGATGGCCCGTAGTTTCTCGATGGTCGGCTCCAACTGGTCGCGGAACAGCGTGCCGAAGTCGCCGAACACGCTGCCCCAGTCTATCGACTGCTTTATGGCCTCGATGTCGATGTTCTGAAGCGTGGCCGCTTTCTCGCGCTCGAGAGTCTTACGGCTCCACTCGTCGGAGGTCTCGGCTATCCTGCGGTCGTATTCCTCCGCGATGGCTGTACGCCGCTGCTGGAATGTGCCGTATTCCTTAAGGTAGTCGGCCATGTGCTGCGCCTCCATGCGGTACATATCCTGCAATGCCCGGTCCCGGGATTCGATGGCGATACTGTTGGCTCGGTCTATCTCGGTCTGCTGCTCGTCGGTAAGCCCGGCAAGGTTCAGACCCTGCGTGCCGGCTTCATCGTTACGTGCCACGAAATCCCGGCGCAGCCTGTCTATCTCGGCAAGCTGTTTTTCATAGTCCAGGGCAATCTGCCGCCGGCGTTTCTCGGCACCGTCCGCCAGTTGGTTGATTTCGTCCTGCTCGTTCTGCCAACGGAGTTTGCGCAGTTCATCGGCTTCCTTGCGTGCAGCCGCTATACGGTCGTCCTTTGTGGTGGTATCGGAGGTGGGCGTGGTTGTCGGAGTGGTCATCTGCGGTATCTTCAGCGATTCAAGAGCCGCTTCGGTAGCGCCGATCTCGCTCTGAAGTTCGTTAACCCTACGCTCGGCCTCGTCGGACGCGGCCCGGATCTGACGGTCGCGTTCCTCGAGCGCAAGCCGGTTGCTTGCCGCATTATACGCCTGCGCGTCGCTGACTTCGTAGGTATAGGTAGTCCAACTGCTCATCGATCTGCCACCACCATTTGCTCTAACATGTTCATGGGGCACGGTCCGGACACCGGCCATACCTCGCTCCTTTGCTTCGGCATAACTTACTTCGTCACCGTTGGACTTTACTCCGTATCGGGCGTTGCGGCGGGCCAGGTCTTGTCGCTCAAGCATTGTGGAATACGCCTGTGTCACGGCCTTGTCAAGAGCCGCGGCTTTTGCCCGGAGTATGAATGATTGCACGACGTTGGAGGTATTGTTGACAAGTACCTCCTCGGCATCCTTCACGCTGTTTACCGACAGGCCGAGTTCCCGGAAGGCCTTCTTGTTCTCGTCGACGAACTTGCGACGCTTGGCCATGTCGTCGCCGAGTGCCTTCCATGCGCGCTGCAACTTGTTGTACGCGGCAATCTGCGCCCCGGCGCTCTCCCCTATTGACCGGGCAATCCCCTCGTTGATCTCCTTGGTGCGCTCAAGTTGTGCCTGGCGTTCCTCCTCGGCCTTCTTGGCCGCCTCGTTACCCTTTGCAAGGGCATACAGCGCCCCTACGACCGTCACAACGGCCATTGCGAGTAACACATAGGGGTTTGCCTTGGCTACGGCATTGAAAGCCGCCTGTGCGACGGTGGCCGCCTTGGTGGCGATTACCCCGCGGCCGACGGCCCACGTGCGGATGGTTTCGGCCCCGGCCGCGGCCTTGGTCTGTATGGCATTGACTCCCTGCATGAGCGCGGACTGTTTCTGAAGGTTGACCTGCATCGAGGTCAGGGCGTTGCTTGCGACAAGGGCGGTCTGCAGCTGCGTCTGCACCTCCACAAGGTCGGCCTCGCTCAAGCCGAGTGCCTGCGCGCCGGCTGTCGCCAGCCCGAATCCGTCGACCACGAGCTGCATGCCGCCGGCCAACTGGTCGAAGGCTCGGGTATCGGAGGCCGCGTTGGTGACCGCCTGGGATGTGTCGACAAGGGCGTCGTTTAGTTCTCCGGCTTTCTCGGTAAGCTCGTCTATATGCCGGGCAAGTTCCCTGCCCTGGGCACTCTGCTTCTCGGCATCGGTGAGGGAGCGGTAGGCAAGCAGGAGAGTGGCTATCTCCTCGCGCACGTTTTTCAGTTGCTGACGGAGCGACTGGCCAGCCCCCTCGGCCTCGGCCTTTAGCTTGCGCTGCTGTTCCTCGAGCTGCTGCAGTGCGGTTTTCTCGCCGTCGAGTTCGGCCTTGTATGCCGCAAGCCGCGCCTTGGCCTCCATCCACTCCTTGCCGGGGGCCGCGACCTTGAGCGCCTTTTCGAGCCGGGCGTACTCCTTCTCCATGCCGCTGACATGGCTTTTCTGGAGTTTCAGGGATTCAGAGACCTCGCGCAGTTCCGCCTTGGCCTCGCCGGAAAAACGCGAGAGGGTCTGACCGGCCTTTTTCAGACCGGGCGACACTCCGTCCTGTAAAAATATCTCAAGCTCTACCGGCTTCATGGATGGTTGTTACTGTTTTAGGTTGCTTACAAAGAAATTCTCAATCGCGTTTGCTTCTTCCTCGGGGGTGGAAGCAACGCTTGTGCCCGCTGATGTCCTATTCCCGGAACCGCTGCGGTACCGTGGCGCGTCGCTCAGCATCATGATCAGCGTCTGGTAGTTCACCTTGTGCAGAATGTAGTCGATGCTCCACCCGGTGGCATCGGCTATCTGCCAAAGGAATCCGAAGGGGCTATGGGAGGGTTCGTAACCGCTCTTTAACTCCCCTTTCTCTGTCGGCTCAGTCTCGGCTTCATCGGATTCGTCCGCTCCGCCAATCTGATAATACTTATAAAAGGGTCGGTGCCCATCAGGCTCACGAACCTGTGCGCGGCCGCCACCTGGTAGCGGATCTCGACGCAGTTGCGGACGAACCATGACACCGGGCGCAGAAACCACCGGCGAACCGGGCCGACGCAGATGGCACACGCTATCATACGGCTTATCTTGTGTCCGTGCATGGCGATGAAACGCATCTGTTCCTCTTTGGTGAATGCCGCCATCTGTTCTGCGGTGACGTCCATTGACATATATGTCCGGGCAAACTCTATCTGCCCGGACATATATGGTCGCTTGAGTGTCACGCGCAGCTTTACCGGGCGTTTGCGGAAGGGTATCCTGAATTCCTTGAGCGGAATCGACACTCCCCGGTTCAACAGCGCGTCGGCAGCCTCGCACTGTATGGCCCTCGCTGTCGCTTCGTCCATGGCTTATTCTGCGGATTCGGGAGGGATAGGAAGCAGCCACTTTTGAGCCTCGCACCATTCAGCCGGGAGCGAGTCGGTGGCGAACACGCCGTAAGGCGGGACATCCTCGGTGGCCGGCGCTGTCACTTTCAGTTCGACCTCGATTTTGGCGGTCTCGGTAAGGGTGAGTTTGCCGGCGAGGTCTGAGAGCAGCGTCGCGGATGGTATGAGTATCGACTGCCCGGATACGAGCGCGATTTCCCACGGACCGTCCATGACCATCGCGGCGCGGGGAGCTGTCCAGCCGGTGATCTTCTCGCCGGTTTTGACGAGCGCGCCGCCGAGAAGCTGATGGAGGCTCTCGAAGTTGAGCTGTATCATGTCGAACTTGGGCGCGATCTTTCCGTTGGACTGGGGTATTACCAGCACCGGCGCCCCGGGGACCTGCTCGGCCTCGATGTCGGCGGATTCGGGCTTGGTACCCCCCATGTCGAAGGAGCCTTTGGCGATATAGCCTATCGGTTTGTTCTTATATTTTACGGCACCGATGCCGTACATGAAGTTGCTGTTCATTGCTGTGTTATTTTGTTATCCTTTTATGAATCGTTTTGGAAAAATATTCGCAGTGGCTATTCCGATTATAAAGCCGACTGAACATTCAAGCAGCAGGATATACCATGAAGGTTTTGATTTTTTCTCTTTCTCCCGCCTAAGCGACTGCTCCGTCTGCTCGAGGGCATCGCGTGCGGTATGGTAGAGCGCCTCGTAGTATTCGACCTGCCGCTGCAGGGAGTCGCATGTGCCGGTGATGTAGATTACGCCGCCATGATGGGTGGCCTCGACGTGCGCCCGGTCTTTGCTCTCGCGGTAGACGGCGCCCTCGGGCAGCTTAAGGAGGCTGTCCACAGATATTGTCAGGCTCACCTTGCTCTCCGGGACTGTTTCCGTCCGGATGTAACGGATCTCCGACGAGGTCGTGTCGCTCTTCTCGGAGGCCGACACTTCCTGAATCTGCTCCGTCTGCGTCTTTTTGGTTGTCGCGCAGCTTAAAAAGCACAGGGCAATAATCAGCATGGCGACAGCCGGAAGCAGCCTCGACAGCCTTGCGCAGCCGGGCCATCTCGCGTTTTGTGGAGGCCATCTCTTTCTTTGTGGCCTGAAGATCCTCTCGTGTTGCATTCAGTTCTTCTTTTAAGGGTTTGACGATGTTCTCCACCAGAATCCGGGTAGCGTTCTCGGTGTTGGTGATGCGCACGGTCTCGGCATCGGCCCGGGCTTTTTCCGCGTCGGCATTTGCTTTCTCGGCATCGGCGTTGGCCTTGCGCACCGTGGCCTTCATGGTCGCCACGGCAACCACCAGGGCGACGAGGCCGCCGCCGAGAAGTATGTTGAGGATTTCGCTGAAGGACATCACTGTGATTGGTTTATCGGGTTGATTACTGGTTTATGCCGATTGACTTGAGCCATTTCTGGACATCGAAGCTCGGACAGGCTTTGGCGGCGACCTCGTTATGGCCGATTATTCTCACTTCCGGAAATCGTCGGTGGAAGTCTTTCACATACGCCTCCATCGCCTTGAGCTGTGCCGGGGTGCGCGTGTCTTTGGGTTTCATCGCCTTGTCACAGCCTCCGGCATAGACCACATGACGGCTGACGGAGTTGTAGCCCTTGGCGCCGTTGGTGATTTCCCACGGGTCCACGTTGGCGTCCTCGTTGTTGTCGACCAGGCGCTCGACCGTGCCGTCAAGATGGATGATGTCGGTGTAGCCGACCTGCTTCCATCCCCTGCCCCCGGCAGACACCGGGGAGAGGTGCATACGCCGGATGTCGGCAGATGTCACCTCGCGCCCCTCGGGTGTCGCGGTGCAGTGGAGTACGAGATACAGCAGTTTAGCCATTGCCTTCTCCCTTGCCGGCTTCGGCCGCTTTCTTGGTGAACTTGGGTGTGGCGCGGGTGTCCATCACGATGAATTCCTCGCCGAAGGCGATGTTGGTGTCGGCCATCATGAGCAGCTTGAAGAAGTAGAGCTCAGAGGCGTTGGCATACTTGTCAATCTGGATCACGTTCTCGTCGTTCTGCAGGTTGACGGCAGCGAAGAAGTTGCCGTCAGCATCGGGAGAACAGAGAGTTGCGATGAGCACTCCTTCGGGCCACGCTGCTACAGTCTCAATTGTGATGCCCTTATAGCGCTTGCGATTGATCTCAGTCTCGCTGGCGTTCTTGGCCTCGCGCTCGGTGAGTTCGTCATCGTATTTGTCGAAGTCCTCGACACTCATTATGATGCGGAGGTTGGGATTTTCGCGCATTGCCTTGGGGATAGCCTTACGCACGGCCTTGAGCTTTTCGACCATCGTGGTTGCCTTGGATCCGTCGACGAGGATATAGTCCGGATCTTTTGCGGCCTGGGTGAGGATGCCGTTCATGAGCTTGTCATCATCGGTGCCCTCGGCATACTCGCCGTTGACGTAGTGATGCCCGAGTTCGAACTGAACCTGCTTAGAAAGTGCGTCGAGAAGTGCGTTCTGACCTTCAGGAGGCAGTTCGCGGAACACGAGGTTGCCTGTCGGCTGCCACTTGCGCCAGACGTGCTCGAACTGGCGTGGGTTGAACACTGTGAAGGCCATGAAGTCGTGGGGCGTAAGAATCTTCTCAGACCAGTTGAAATCGCCCTTGGAATCCTCTACTGTAGGATTCTCCTTGCGTTTCTGGAGCATCTTGCCGGTCTTGAGACGAGGAATACTCATGCTCTTCTCCACACCGGGAATAACCATGATAAGCCCCTTGCTCACGAGCTCGTTGCCCGTGGCAGCTTTGGCAAGGATACGTTCCAGTACCTCACCGTTGTAATTAGTATTGTCTACTTTGATTGCCATTGCTGATAATGGATTTAAGTGTTATTATTTATTGCAGTTAGCGCGGATCTCGTCCATACACTCCTCCCACGGGCTCTTGGCCGGAGCCGAAGTAGGTGCGGGGTCGGTGGAAAGTGTGCCGCTAAGTTTGACCGCCGGGGTCATGGCGGCGAGGGTGGTGTTGAGATCTTCGATGCCGACCTTTTTGCCGAGGCCGATAAAATGGTCTTTTTGGTCGGCATTGATTTTCTTGGCGGCCACCGCGGCATCGACAGCAGCGGTGATCTGAGCGAGTTTGAGGTCGTCGTTTTCCTTGCGCATCTTCTCTACCTCATCTTTCGATGACTTGAGTTCCGCGAGTTTGGCGTTCACTGCGGCCTCGTCAGCCGTTTCCGGCAAGCCCAGTGTAAGGGCGATTTGCTTGAGTTCCATTTGCGGTTGATTGTTATTTGAGTTATTGTTTAGCAGGGGAAGGGGGCAGTCACTCCCATCTCCAAGCGTTATTTGTGTTCCATCTTTACGCAGCACAATGGCGTCATCGTTGGCTCCAATGTCAACCACCGACACTTCATATATCCGGCTTTTTGTAACCGTCGGTCGTGTCTGCCCTTCGACAAGATGTTCGGCCTCCTTACTGGTCTCCAGTACATCAAAACCTATGCTTACCATACGCAGTGAGCCGAATTCCCATTGCTTCTTGCACTGTCTCGACAGTTCCGTTGCCTCGTCAAAGCACGGCTCTCCGGTTATCTCACCGTCCTCGACGCGGATATCCTTCATATAGCCGATTACCTTGCCGCGCTCATGCATATAAAGCAGAAGCGGATTTCGCTCATATTGTGATACGTCCACCCCGGAAGTCAGCACACGGTATCCGTAGCTGTTGAGGGTATCATTTGTCAGTCTAACTCGTTTGCCCATGTCTGTGCGATAATGAT